ACCGAGGACTGGAGCAAGTATGATCTCGAACAGAACCTCGCGCACTACTACCCGAAGTCACAGCTTGCCGAGGTGGAAGAGGGTGTGATCGGGTTCATCGCCCCGAAGATTCAGTTCAACACCAAGTCCGTTTCGACTAGCACGGCTGGTGACTATATCACCGAGAAGGTGAACGGTCCGGAGCAGTGGCAGTTGTCGGCGCTTCTGCCCAACGGCAGCGGCCTGATGGTTGTCGTGCTCATGCGGAAGGTGATGTTCCGACTCCCGCACCCGACGTTGCTGGAGACCGAGACGCACACGGAGCCGGTGACCGATGAGGAGTTGCAGTCGTCTGAGGATGCGGCTCTGTCGTGGGCCGGTCAGGCGAACCCGGAGAAGCAGGCTGTGCTGGACAAGATCGCGGACGAGGCGGCGGCTCAGGCCGTGACGCTGGAGACCGCTGTGGAGGGTGCCGATGCAGAAAACGCCTGAGCAACTAGAGAAGTTTCATCTGGAGAAGCAACTTGCCAAGGAGGCAGAGGAGCGGTTCCTCGCGATGGCTCCCGAGTTCAAAGCATGGCCGAAGATCGGCCGCATGAACCGTGACATCGTCATCACCGAGAAGATCGATGGCACCAACGCTGCGGTCGTCATCCGTCGTGCCGAGGGTGGGATGTTCGAAGTCTTCGCCCAGTCACGGACCCGGATGCTCACACCCCAGAAGGACAACATGGGCTTCCGTGCGTGGGTCGATGCCAACGCGGATGTCCTGATCTCGACCCTCGGTGAGGGCACGCACTTCGGTGAGTGGTGGGGCAAGGGTATCCAGCGCGGATACGGTCTCGACCACAAGCGGTTCAGTCTGTTCAACACGTCTCGGTGGGCGTCGCCCGATGGTGAGACGGCACTCGCCGATGCGCGGAAACTCGGCGTCGCGATCTACTCTGTACCGGTTCTCTGGCACGGTCCGTGGATCATGCCGGTCGGGTCTGTTGCGGGGTACATCGACGAGAGCGACAAGTTCAACGAGGACGGGACGGTGAAGTTCCTCGACAAACCCGCGCCTCCCGGGCGTCGGTACATGCCGGAGTTCGAGTTGGAGTTCCTGAAGAACGAGGGCTCTGTCGCTGCCCCGGGCCAACCCGCCGAGGGCATCGTCATCTTCCACATCGCCACGGGTAGTCTGTTCAAGGCCACGGTGGACAACGATGCGGCACACAAGTTCGAGGTGGTCGGTGCAAACGTGGGACGGTAACATGGTCTTCAACATCTCCGAGATGCAGGACTTCCAGCGGTGCCGCTTCCGCTGGTGGGCCAAGTGGGTGATGGATTGGGTGCCGCTGCACGAGGCCCAGCCCCTCAGTTTCGGCAAGTTGATCCACCGCATCTTCGAGACGTACAGTGGCGGCCAGTGTGACATGCTGGAGTGCATTAATCTCCACCGTGGCAACTGGCTCTCCCTGATGGCGACGACCAACGACGAGGTGGACATCGCTGTTGGCCTCAAGGTTCTCAAGCAGTTGGACGATCTCACGGAGGCGCTCGTTCAGTGGCACGACACCTATCCCTTCGAGATCGAGTGCATCGAAGCGGAGGTGCCGTTTGAAATCGACTTGGGAGACGGTCTCGTTGGGCGTGGTCGCCCTGATCGTGTGGCTGTACGCCACGGACTTCTTTGGCATGTTCAGCACAAAGCCCTCGCGTCGGGCACGCACTTCGGCGTCTTCACCGACCTCGCCAAGCGCAGCTACCACGAGCATATGTACGCGGAAGGACTGATGGTGAAGTACGCCGGACAGTTCAAGGGATACGGCGGGACGCAGTTCGATCTGATCCGGAAGCTGAAGTACCGGACCAAGGTGACCAAGGCGAATCCGCTGGGTGAGTGCAAGCGATACGAGGAGATGTTCCAACAGGTTCCGGTCAACATCGATCTCGACAGCCCGTTGCACGAGCACGTCATGGACAGCATCAGGCACCACGCGAGGGAGATGCGTTCCTGTCGCCACAGATGGCTATCGATCGGGGAAGTGCCCGCCCCGAACGAGAACATGAACGGTGGGGCATATGGTAACAGCCCAGACGAGTACTTCCGTGTCCTCACGGGTGAGTACGAACTGGGTGACCCGCGTTACTTCAAGAAGCGGGAAGACACGTACGAGACTCCGGAAGGGAGTGAGCAAGAATGAACATGACGAGCACGCAGACGGTGGATGTTACGACGACGTACAAGGTCGTGAGTGCGATGTGGGATATTGGTAAGTTCGAGGTCGAGGTCCACACCGGCTCGTACTTCAACTATCTCCGTACGGTCGATGGTGCGATCCGGCTGTTCTCGTCCCGCAGTGGGGCGCGCAAGGCCATCACGCGGGAGCTTCGCCGAGTGGCTGGGGAGCCCGGTGCGCTTCACCGCTAGACTCTTCCACTGGTGGCTGCGGGTCACACGGCCCGCAGTCTACCAGCGTTGGCAGCGGGCGATCAAGAACCGGATGCTGTGCCCCGAAGGGCACCGCTACGACAATCCGAAGTGCGACATCATGTGCTGGATCACGTTCATCGCCCCAGTCAACAAGCCATGGCCCGAAGGGTGTATCATCCCGAAGGTCCCATCCAACCACCTCTACCACACATGGAGACTCGATGATCGTACGGCCAGCACTGACGGAACTGTGGGACCTACTCCCACACCCGAGCCCCCAACACGTAGTGAGGATGTTCGCCCGGTCGGACAGCCGGAGGATGGGAGACTTCGCACGGAACCCAGCGGAGATGGAACGGTTCGCACAGAGTGCGGAAGCGAAGGGCATGAATGTGTATGTCGCACCGAACCCCACGATGAGCACGGTGGGGATGCGCCATGCTGCCGCTGATGTCACGCACTGGTCGTACCTACTGCTTGACATGGACCCTGTAGAGGAAGACTTCCTTCCCGAGGAAGCTTTGGAGGATGCACTCCTCTGGTTGGGTGAGTGGTCTGGCCGGAACTTCCGCCAGCGCCGTCCGCTCATCATCGACAGTGGCCGTGGTCGTCAGGCATGGATCAGGATGGACGACACCGTGCTCGATGACCGACAGATGGAAGGGGTGTACATTGGAGTCTCGTATGATTCAATGAAGGGTGTTCCGGTCGAGCCACCCTTCGGCATCTGCACCCGGAAGACCGCACGCAAAGCCATGGGTCACTGGCTCAAGCGGGTGAGTGACAAGATCGGCACGACGTATGGATGCCGACTCGACTCGTGCACCTCAGACCTACCACGTGTCATGCGGTGTCCGGGGACCGTGAACATCAAGACCGGGCGGATGGCTCAGATCATTGAGCCCTCGCGGGAGCGGTTCAGTGGGTATGCGGCTCTCCTGACAACTGGGACACCTGACAGTGTGTACGCGGAGCCTGAGCCCGGTGAAGTGCCACCCGGCACGCCATGGCAGAAGGTGTTCACCAACCTGACGAAGAAGGCTCAGGTCTACCTGACCGAGGGTCGTGAGGCTCCGGGCCGTCACGAGACGGCGTGGCACACGGCCACCAAGCTGAAGGAGTGCGGGATCGAGCGCGCGCAGGCGAGGGCGGCGATCGCCTACGCCAACGGCATCTGCGGCCCGGACCAAGAGATGACCGAGAGGGAACTCGACCACGTCATCGAAACGTCGTACGGAAAGGCTTGACACGCGATCGCAAAACGTGTAGAGTTAAGGTCCACCTCTAACTGAAGGAGAGACAATGGGTTTGCGGATTCTGAAGGACGCCGCTCCGGCGACCAAGGAGCGCATCATCATCTACGGCCGCGCGGGCATTGGCAAGAGCCGCCTCGCGCTGTCCGTACCCGAGTCGTGGGGCAAGATCGCCTACTATGCGGCCGACACCAACTCGGAATCGTTGGGCTCAACGGGCCTCGCCAAGCGTGGCCGGATCATCCCGGTCATTCCCGAGGGTGACGACCCGACCGTGAACTTCATGCAGTTCTGTATGCAGGACTGGAAGGCGGTCGATCCCGGGATCGGCGTGCTCGTCGTGGACACCTACACCAAGGTTGCCCTCGACACGATCAGCTACGCGGCCAACGCACAGACCATGGATCGTGAGAAGCACTACGTCATCGGCGACCCGAAGAAGGGCGGACAGGCCATCCCGAACCGGGGTGACTATCAGGCCATCGAGTCTCTGTCGCGTGGGTACTTGGACATGCTGTTCAAGAACCAGCGCAACATGCACATCATCTTCGTCATGCACGAGGATGTCAAGATCGTCGAGGGCGTGCACAGTGTCGGCGGCCCGGCTCACCCCGGCCGCGCGATGACTGAGTACATCCCGGCGCAGTTTAACACCGTCATTCGTCTGATCCGTGAAACCATCCTCGTCCCGGGCGACGACGCCCCGTCTGACGTGGTCGTGGCTATCACGGAGAATGACGGTAAGTTCATCAGCAAGATCAGGACCTCCGACGAGGAGGGGACGAACAAGCTGGCGAAGGTATTCCTCGATCGCAACCCGAGTAGCTACTGGACGCTGTACGAGAAGGAAGTCAACAAGGAGATCACCAATGGCTGACCAGAACATCCCGACCCCTGATTTCGTGGACATCAGCGATGGCGCGCAGAAGGCTGCGGCTGCGGCTCTCGATCAGGGTGCGCCGTTCGTCGTCCCCGCTGATGCGAAGCACACCGTCTCGAAGAAGGCTCCCTTCGACGAGTACAACGAGTGGATGGAAGGTGCGGTCATCGAGGCTGCGTGGCGTGAGGGCGGCGGTGAGGACACCAACAAGATCAACGCCGTCGTGCAGTTGAAGGTCCGCGCGGGTTATCCGAACGAGGAGAAGCGCGCGTGGGCTCGTCACACGCTCAACATCCGCCTGCTTCTCGGTCAGGGTACGGCAGAGGATGCGGCCATGAAGTCCGCGTTCCCGCACAACCTCGCGGTCTCCGCCATCACGTCGCTCTTCGCGGCCACGGGCTTCACGCCCCGGGTCAAGGACGGTGACAAGAGCAAGGGCCTCAAGGCCAGCCTGCTCAACAGCGTGTTCCCGCCGAAGGGGCCGCTCAACGGTACCGACTCCCCGCTCACCGGCAAGTCCGTCCTCGTCAACCTGAAGGATGCGCCGAACAAGAGTGAGAAGCGGAAGCACGATCGCCGCACCAACGTCGAGAGCTACCTGCCCGACGCGCCTGCGGCTTAGGAGGGCTGATGCCTAGTCCAGCGTTTCAGAAGCGCAACGCGGCCACCGAAGCAGCAGACATGCTGAAGCGGGTGAACGCGGCGGCTGGGCTACCGGCAGCGGGCCGGAGTCTCACGGACCAACCTGTTCAGGTTGGTTCGGGGACTTCGGTGCGGTCGGCGGCTATGAACAATCCAGCGCCCCTGAGCGCAGAAGAGGCTGCGGCCCGGGACGCGAGGGCGAGAGAGCTTGGTCTTCTTCCCAAGGAAGAGGGTGAGGACAACCAGTACGGCTCCCTCGCAGAGGCACAGACCGCAGCGGGTGGAGTTGGTCGGCCAGAGTTGAACACGGTTCTCGATCAGGAGGTCCGGCGTCAGGGAACACCCGATCGGCAAACGGCGCGGGAGTTCCTCGCTTCTCATCCTGCGGCCGGGATGTTCATCCCACAACCTGTCGTCAAGCTGCCGGACTTCACTCAGGTCCAACTGTTCGACTTTTCCACCAACGTACTGTACATCGATGGGTTGGCATTCAAGATTCCGGAAGCTGATGTCCGCGACATGAAGCGGTATGCTGTGGACCTCGCCCTCGACCACGTCGTCAAGCAACTCGCTGAGGCTCTGATCGCGTTCGGCGTTCCGCAGGAACTGGCCGACCAGATGGGCGCGTCGGTAAGGGAGAAGGCGAATGGCTCGAACGAGGGAGACGGAACGACTGCGGATGCTGGCGCGGAACTCGTCGCTGGTGGGGAAGATCAAGAGGCTGCGAGAACACCACGGCCTGAGTGACGAGGAAGCACGGAAGTGGGCACCGATCCTCATGGCTGAGGAGACACGGTGCTCAATCTGTGGGATACCGAACTACATCCTGCGGAAGTACAACCGCGACGGTCCATGGTTCCGCTTCCTTGGGAGCCGCAAGACCGGCCGTGGTCTTCAGCTAGATCACATCACGCCCCACGTCAACGACGGGAACTACCGACCGCTGTGTTCGGGGTGCAACGCCAAGCGTGGGGATGCGGTCTTCACCGACGCAGAAGTACTGGTCTGGATCAGAAATATGTGGAGGTTCATCCTGCCGCTGCGGTTCCTCTGGTGGTTGAACAGAGAGCCCGGCGTGGGTGGCCGACTGTTCAGGAGCGACCGTATGTCGAAGCGACATGCCAAGCTCGTAGCAATGCACACAGTGGTAGGTACGCCCGTGACCCCGGCCCCGTGAAAGGGGCGACTCTTCGATGGAACCCTCGATACATCTCAGAATGGACTCGATCCCGTTGAGTCGCCCCGCCTACCCCACAGGAGGACCCAGTGAGCAATGCACGTGGTAGAGTAGACGCACCACTTCTGGTCACCATGATCGCCGAGCCCAGCGAGGGCATGGAGGCTTGGTTCTGGAAGGTTGTCCAAGACGAGTGTGGTATCTCGAAGCTCGACACTCGCATCGTCTTCCTGATCGACGAGCCCCCCGCGAATAGTGGTGGCCGCCCGTCGAAGGCTCAGGTCCGGGCTGCGTGGCCGCGCTTCTCTCAGGAGATCGCAGAGTCCCGCCCGAAGGTCGTGCTCGCACTACAGGGCGACACGCTGTACCCACTCACCGGTATCACGCAGACGATCCTCGACGCACGCGGTTACGTGCTCGACAAGGAGTTCTTCCACTCGATCACGACCGAGTCGTGGGTGAAGGTTGGCGAGTACAAGAACAAGGGCAACGGGCACCTGAAAGGTGACCCGAAGTTCGGCTGGCAGAAGACCACACTCCTCGGCGGTCTTCTCGGCACCGACTTCACTGGCGTCGTGATCCCCAGCTACGGCCTCGACCACATCCGCATGGAACAGTTCGCGGTGCGCCCCGCGTTCAAGGAAGACGTGAAGCGGTGCAAGCGGGCGATCGACGGCGGCCTGTATATGCTGGACGACCGGCTGGAGCGCGATGGCTTCTACACCGAGTTCACGGTCAAGCGGTTCGGCCGCAACCTGACACTCCACTCGGTCAACGACCTGCACGAGCACGTGTGGGGCGACGTGATCGCCATCGACATCGAGACACACGGCGTGGGCAACGAGGTCATCGACCTCGTGTCCTTCAGTGATGGCAAGTGCACCGCTTCGCTGGAGTGGACGACCGAGACGAGGGACTTCGTCCAGTGGCTGTTCGATCTCCCGGGGAGGTACTATGCTGTACACAACAGCCCATTTGACATTCCCCGCCTCATCGCGAACGGAGTACGAATCTCCGACGCCGTACTTGACCACCGACTGGTGGATACTATGTTCGGTGCTGTCGTTCTCCAGCCCGACCTTCACAAGTCCTTGGCCCGTGCGATCACCATCTACCACGACCTGAAGCCGTGGAAGGGCCAGAAGGGTTCCATGTGGTCGGAACTGAGCAAGGCCGACCCGCGCTTCTACTCGGCGAAGGACGCCTTCGTCACCGCATGGCTGGCGATCAGCATCATCACAGTCATGAAGAACCTTGGTTGCTGGAACCTGTTCATGGGCGAGGGCGACCACCCGGGACCCGGCGTGTGCGCCACGATCCGCGAACTGACGACCCTGAACCGTGGCGGCATCCGTGTGGACAGACCGTATGCCGAGAAGTTCGTCGGGCGGCTGGAGCGCAAGCAGCACCGGCTGGAGCAGATATGGGGGCGTCACTTCCCCGGCACCAATCCCGGCTCGACACAGCAGTTACAGGACCTGATGTACGGTGAGTGGGGCCTGCCGGTCCAGCGCACCAAGTCCAAGGAAGCCGGGGCGACGACAGACGAACTCGCCCTCGTGCGGCTCCAGCACTACGTGGCGAGTGACTACGCCCGCAAGCACCATCCCGGTCCGTGGACCGAGGACTCCCGGTGCACCGAGCGGTTCTTCGATCTCGTACTCCAGTTGCGATCGTGTGGCAAACTGATCGGCACCTACGTCCAGCCCGCCGCGATGAACGCGGAGTGCTGGGTTCACCCGTCGTACATGCCGGTGTCGAAGGACGACGAGCACGAGAAGAAGCCGACCGGCCTCGGGCTGGAGACCGCGAAGGGCACGACGTGCACCGGGCGGCTCGCCACCTATGGGCCGAACATCCAGAACCAACCGAAGAAGGTGCGCGGCCTGTACGTGCCGGACACCGCCGACATGACGTTCATCCAAGCGGACTACAAGAGCGCGGAACTGTTCGTGATGGCATGGATGGCTGGCGACGACCGTCTCATGGACGACCTGATGTCTGGCGACATGCACAGCCGCAACGCTGTGCGGTTCAACACCTCACGCAAGACCGCGAAGAACATCACGTACGCCGGTCAGTACCTTGCTGGTGCTGCGAAGGTGAGCGAGATGCTTCTGGAACAGGAGCACCAGTATGTGCCAGTGGAGGAGTGTAAGCGAATCCTCGCGGAGATCGCCAAGTACTACTTCAAGACTCACGCATACAAGATGCACCTCGTCGCCCTGTGCGAGTCCAAGAAGTACATCAAGAACGCCTTTGGCCGAATCCGTTTCTTCCATGCTGGCAACGCACCAGCGGCTGTGGATTTCATCCCTCAGAGCACCGTGGCGGATGTCCTTTGGTGCGTCCTTAGCGAAGTGGCGAAGATGGCGCGGACGTTCGGGGGGCGCATGACGACCACCGTGCATGACTCGATCCTGATCCAAGTCCCCAGCCAGCACGCGAGGGCAGCAGCGGCAGAGATGAAGCGCATCATGGAGCGGAAGTTCGACATCGTGAAGCCGGGCTTCTATATCCCCGTCGAAGTCGAAATGGCCGAACCGGGCATGTCGTGGGGAGACGTTGAGCCCCTGAAGTTGGCGGCCTGATGGGACTCCGGAAGAAGATCAAGTCAGTAGCATCACAGGCCAGCGAGTACTTCGCCCCTCTCGGGGGCATGTTCGGTACGTTCTGGCTGGGTGACGTACGGAAGGTTAGCTTCAACGCGAAACCGAAGATAGTGGAGTACGTACCCACTCACACGTTCCCTCCGTGTACAAAGTGCGGGTACGTGTTCAAGTTGGGGGAGATCGGACACACGTGCCTTCCCCCTGTGACCCGGCAGGAGATGCTCGACTGGTGGAACGACTACTGGGACCAACATGAAGAGAGGATCATACCAATGGGTGATACGACAAGACCGCAGCAGGACCCGAAGCCGGGCAAGACCTCGGTGACGGACCTCGTGCTTGCGGACATTCAGGAGCGCAGGCAGCAGGGTGTCGCCAAGTACGGCACTGAGTTGAAGACTGAGAATGGGCGCGATCCACTCGTGGACCTCTATCAGGAACTCCTCGACGCGGTGATGTACGTGCGGCAGGCGATCGAGGAGCGGCAGACTCAGCCGACTCAGGAGGAGATCGTCCAGAAGCAGATACGCGAGGGTGGTGATCTGAAGGAGACACTGGAGCAGTTGGACCTGTTCGAGCCGAAGCCGATGTGGATCACGAATAAGAAAGTCCAGTACCACATACCCATTGTGGAGAGCGTCGCACAAGAGGCTCACCGCCTCGTGCTGGGTGACCGGGGTGCCGCGTACGGCCATCCGATCTTCGACATGACGCGGAGCGCGGACATGCTGACGGCGCTCCTCCGCAACAAGCTGAAGCCGGGTGCACGGCTGGAGGCCGAGGACATCGGGCAGGCGATGATCTGCGTGAAGCAGTCCCGGCACCGGAACGCACCGAAGCGTGACAACAACACTGACACGGCGGGCTACGCTCTGACGCTGGAGATGATCGCCGAGTGGCGTAGGGCCAACCCCGGGGTGGACCCGCGCGATGTCTTCCCTTCTGTGTGAGGCGTGCGAGCGGCGGCCTCGTGAACTGGGTATCCGCTGCGTCGCGTGTTACGTAACCCGGAAAGCCTCGCGAGTGCAGATTCCCATGGCTCCCCCTCCCACCCTTCGCTCGCGTGTCTGGTGGAAGGATCATGAGGATCAGTTCATCAAGGCCCTCGCGGGGCGTGTGCTTGCGATCAAGGCGGGGCTCGAACCCGGACCGGTCGAGGAACTGCTTGACATCTTCTACCATGGTCAGCATACTCCGTGGCGGAAGAAGGGTGCACCGAAGACCGCCGATGCGGTTGTGTTGAAGTTGATCAGCGATGCAGACAAGCTCGCGAGGGAGGCACAGAATGGCAACAGTGTCAGTGACGTACGCAGCGAGGAAGACCGGGGAGACGTGGGAAGCGGCCCTGATCAAGGACGGTAGGTTCTTCCGCGCATTCAGTGGGAAGACGCTGGAAGAGGCCATCGGACAGTCGATGATGGGTTGGCTGGAGGTCCCGCGCAACGAGGGCACGGAGATCGGGGTCTCCATCTCGATCAACGAACCCGATGCCAACTGATCTCGAACGGGACCTGATGCGGGACGAGGGCTACCGCTACTCGGCATATCGCGACAGCGTCGGTATCTGGACGATCGGTGTCGGACATGAGTTGGGAGCGGGGACACTTCCCCGGATGTCCACGATCACGGAGGACGAGATCGCGGCTCTGCTCCGGTACGACATCGATCAGGCCACGAGTCGGGCGCGCTCGTACTTCCCGAACTGGGTGCTGATCGACCTGACTCGGCAGGACGCGCTCGTGAACATGGCCTTCAATCTCGGCAACCGGTTCGGCGCGTTCACCAAGATGCACGCGGCGATCAACCGAGCGATGAGCCACCTCGACAACGAGCAGGACTGGCTCGACGCGGGTCGTGAGATGCGGAACAGTGTATGGGCGAACCAAGTGGGACCGAGAGCCGTCCGGTTGCAACACATGATCGAGACGGGAGAGAGGATGTCATGACACCACGTGAAGCGGCAGTTCTGTTGTGCAATGCGGCGTACTGGGAAGACACCAGTGGCCGGAAGACGATGAAGGAGCAGGCGGCCCTGTGGCAGAACCTGATTCAGGCATTCCAGATCGAGCGCGACGAGTTCGGGTTCTGGCGATGAGCATGGGACAGTTGATGCAGAATGCCGGAGCAGGCTACGCCGCCGCACTCGCTCTGATCCACGCCGCCGTCATGGTCTGGAAGCACCGCTGATGTACAACAAGGAAAAGCTGCTAGTCATCGATACCGAGACGGGTGGACTAGACCCGACGCAGCATTCGATCCTCTCCCTCGGCGCGGTCGTGTACGGCGTTGGTGGGCACATCGAGGATGAGTTGTACATCCAGATCGCCGAGCCCAACATCGTCGCGACACCCGCCGCCCTCAAGGTGAACGGGATCGACCTGACAACGTGGGTGGGAGATGATCCGCTCCAAGCGGTGGTCTACCTGAAGAACTGGTTGCAGAAGAACTGGATTCGCAAACCTGTGGGACTTGCCGGTCACAATGTCGCGTCGTTTGACGTGGGCTTCGTCAAGCGGCTGTTCGCACTGGCGGGTGAGGACTACAGCAAGGTATTCCACTACAGGATGTTGGACACGATGACGCTGGCCTACGCACTCGACCTTGCTGGTCGGTTACCGGGCCTGCGCTCGCGAGGGCTGGACGCCTTGTGCCAGCGGTTCGGGATCGTCATCCGCAAGGGTGAGGCTCACAACGCGCTGGAGGATGCACGTGCCACCGCACAGTTGCTGACGCGACTGATGGACATGATCCGCGACCCGAGTCGTCAGGCTCCGGACGCTCCTGAAGCACCCATCGAAGAGAAGGAGTAACACCATGGCGATCAACACCCTGTCTGTCGGCAGTATCTTCCTCATCGCTGTCCTCTACATCCCGACCGAGGCCGAGCGCATCTCGGGCGCGAAGAAGTCCGTGCTCGTGCAGCCGCAGTTCGTGCTGGCCGACGACGCTCAGGCGGCGAGCAACAAGGCGATCATGCTGGCGGCTGTGTCGGGTGGCAGCACCGCGCCGGACCCGGACCGCTGTGAGGTGCTCGTTACCAAGCCCTTTTGATTCGGGGATGAAGTGGCCGAAGTACGAATGGTATTGGGAGAGTGCTCTGCCCTTCGAACTCAAGCCCCCGACTCAAGCGCGACAAATGGTACCCGGTGGCACGGCTGCCCCGAAGCCCGAGATTCTCCCCCCGGGCGTACCAACCAAGCCACAACAGCCTGAGACACCATCCATGGGTGAGATTCTACTCCGTGGCAACGGTGGCACAGACCTGATGTTCATGTGGCCGACGATGGACCTACCAACGACGAAGCCCAAGTTCGGTAGGTACTAGAGCGAGCAGAGGTGTGGGTTCGAATCCCACCACTGGGTTGCTCCTGACTAGGGCTGATGGAGAGTGCCCTGATAGAGGACATCCCAGTGTAGTGTCAACTGGATAGCAACGCTGCCAGAAAAACGAAAGGCCCGGCCCCCAGCGATGGGAGTCGGGCCTTTTTCGTTTGTACGTTACGGCTTGATCGCGGGGTTCTCACCCAGCTTCACCGCATCCTTCTGCGCCATCCGACGCTGCACGAGCACCGCCGAGAGTGCGAAGCCTGCCCCGAAGAACAGACCGTTGAGTGAAGCCGCAGCCGCACTCACAACCAACTGAACAGCCATCAGGAAGACTTGCATGTGAACCTCCTAGTGATTACCCTGCGCGCCCTGCACCTTCTCGTAGGTGCGGAGCCCGGCCATGCCAAGCATCGCCATCAGGATCGGTGAGAGAGTGGTCAGATCGACCACGGGTGCGACGAACGGCTTGCCATGGAACACGCCGACGAGGGAGATGACGAGTGCGACTGCCGGGCTCGCGACGTACGCCATTGCGAGGCCCGCACCACAGACCCAGCCGACAGCGGGTCGCCAGCCAGCGATGAGGAGGTTCGGGTTCGCGGCTTCGATGGCGTTGATGTTCGCCTGCTGCGCCATGGCCGCGAGGTCCCCACTCTGCTGCATCTGTGCAAGCTGCTGGATCGCCTCGGCCTTCGCCTTCGGGTCGGGGATGAACCGCTCGATGACGGCCTTGCCAAAGTCTAGGACACTACTGAGGGGGTCGAGAGCCACGGATACTCCTTTCGATCAGTCGATCGAGTTTGCTGTTGGTCTCCTTCTGCATCTCCTTGATCTCACCGATGTCACCATGGATGTCATCGACCTTCGTCTCAACCACTCCGATCCGGACCTCATGTTTCCATGCGGAGACAGACGCCCATGTGCACCACGCGAGGCCACCAGACAACAGGAGCCCAAGGACTGTTTGAACGAGCCACATCGGGAGAGTCCCGAAACCCCGGCTTAAGGCGTTACTCGTTGGTGACTGTATCTGATGCGCCATTAGACGCTCCCTTGATCTTGACGTAGCGTTGGAGTTCCGTCGCTGCGTTCAAGAACTGCTGCCGTGTCTTCGCGACTTCGGTCGGTGACTTCTTCTGTCGATTGGCATTGCGGAAAGCCGCCCGCGCATCCTTCAGCGCGAACAGCCGCTCCTGCAATCCCGCATCCATGATGTTCTGGCCCTTGCGGTCCACGTTGGCGAAGCTCATGCCCGCCAGTTCCTCGACGGTGCGCTTCGCCCCTGCGGCCGGACCGTAGTCCTTCGTGTTCGTCCATCCCTCGTTGATGATGCGCGCCATCGGGATCGTGCGAATCAGCTTCTCGCCGAGGTCCCGGTGCTTGCCGAAGCGGTCCGTGTCGGACAGAGCGTCGAGCGCCAGCGAGGGCATCGTGATCATCGATCCGATGTTCCCCGCCACGTTCTTCGCGGTCTCCCCGGCGAACTGTCCCGGCGTGTCCTGACCCGAGATGAGACGACCAACCCGCGCTGGGAGGTTGCCCAGTCCGGCCTGCTTCATCATCTCCTCGGTGATCAGGTACCGGAAGCGGAGCACGACAGGCTTGCCCTGTCGGTCCACCATCGGCTTCGTCGGGTCTGCTGGGTTCGGCATGGTGATGTGCATCCCGGCTCTCTCGTAGTCGGGCAGTGCATCCTCTACCTGCTTGAACGCATCGTTCTGCTGATTCCACATCATGGCCGCGAACGGCACGCCGACGACTGCGGCGAGCGTGCGCCCTCGCGAGCCGGGCGTCATGGCGAGGTTGGCGAAGCGACGGGTCGCGAGACCTGTGTACTTGATGAAGGGTGCGAGCAGCTTCCACATCGGGACGCGGGACGCCTCTGGCGCTCCGCCGCCGTAGTTGAGCGTGATCTCACGCCCGACCCGGCCGAACTCCTTGAGGTCACCTGTCCGCTCCAGTGCCTCTAGCCCAGCCGCGATACGCGGTGCAAGCTCGAAGCCCTGACGTAGATTGCCTGCGAACTCGGTGACGGGGTTGTGGTGAACGGTCCCCGGTGGGAGCAGATGCTCCAGTTCCGGTGCGATCGAGCCACCTCCCTTGACCTCGTTCATGAACGTCGAGCCCATCAGGCCCTGTTCACGAGCCATGGACATCACGTCCATCAGGCCCTGCTTCGTGTCCACCATGTAGGGTTCACCCCTCACAGCGGCGTGCACGACGCCACGGGCAGTCTTCCCGTACCAGCGGAGGACGCCGAGCGGCTGTGCCTTCTCTCCCGGCATACCCATCAGGGCCGTCAGGAGGTCAGAGCCGATGTTGAGTGAGAGGTTCTTCGGGTTGTAGACGGTGAGCCACCGAGCCACACCCTTGCCTGCTTTCCGCCACACGTCCTCAGCCTGTGAGTCGCGCGGAGAGATGTTCTCCAGTGCGCCCTTCAGTGCCTTGGGGATCACGAAGCCACCGCTAGCGTACCTGTCCTTGTGGAGTGCGTCAGCCGCGCCGGACAGGAAGTCCATCTCTGGGGGTCGCTGCATGTAACCGATCTGTCCCTTGCCCGGATCGTACCGGGTGAGGTTCGCAGGGAGGGCCTCGCCGAACTTGAACTGGTCGGTGAGGTTGATGGTCTTGTCGGCCATCAGGTTCGTGAACAGTTGGCGATCGGCCTTCCACTTCAGGAATCGCCGGATCACGTCGTGCTCCAGAACGGCTAGGTTAGTTTCGCGGGCTCCGCCAGCTATCCCACGGGCGTTGACGGCAGAGAGACGACGCACAAGGGTCTCGTCCCCAGTTGCAGTAGCCAAACCACGCGCGATCCCCGTAAGGTGCCGCATGGGGGTATAGTCCTGCAACTCCCGCTCAGGCACGATGGCACCCTCGTCCACCATGCTCTGAAAGACTGTCTTCCACATCGCGGTGCGCTTCGCGAGCGCGTCCGTGATCTGGGGATCGGCGTCCACATGGTCCTTCAACTGCTGCGTGTGGGCCGCCCACTTCTCGATCGGCACGTGCAGCACCTTGCCGTTGTCGCCGACCTTCATGATGCTGCTGTAGCCCTCGCGCTGGGCCTGTGCGAGGTCGTCAGCCGACACCGCGTAGTCCCACATCGCTGCTGCTTGCGTCACTGGGTCCCGGGTCAGTCCGTCGTACACAGGCGCGAGCGTCTTCGAGGCGAGGTAGTTCGACTCCTCGACGTTCTGCCGATGGTTGACAAGCTGGTCCGCGATGTCCCGGGGCATCCCCGGGTCCGACTGAACGAAGCCTCGCAGGGCTTGCGCCTTCTGTCGTACCCAGTCAGGGACCGTCTGGGGCATGACGTTCGTGGTGCGTGTCGCAGCTTCGAGTGTAGGGTCCCCAGCGAAGGGGACCCCCTCGTGCCGCTGGCCGACTGTGGACGGCATCTTGTTCCCTGCCTCGATGAGCGACGTAGGTGTACGATCCGCTGCTTCGGGGATGGCGGGCTTGAAGAGTGCCTCCCCTACCTCGGGTAGCACCTTACCGATCTGTTCGAGGAATGGACCGAAACCGGGCACTGTGGCCTCCTACTCTGGTGATGTTGCTGTGAGATAGCGGTGGATGCCGCCGTCGTTGGTGCTGAACCAGTGAACCATCCGACCCTTCTGGTCGTTCACCTGACCCGCCCAGAACTCTTTGTCAGCGGTGGCTGCGCGGATGATCCCTCGCTGCGTCGGGGTGAGTTCCGCCGCTGCATCGAAACCAATCTGCTTGCCAGCCGCCTGCACACGGACGAAGCCCATGTTCAAGAGGGTCTGGACCTGAGCACCCGCACTCCCGTCTGTCCCAGCATAACCGGGGACAGCCGGGACTTTCATCGCACGAACGTGTCCGGCATGGGTCATAGGAGACTCGATCAGTCGTCCTTCTGGGGACAGCCAGTAGCTGTTCATGAAGTTGTTGTTCGAGTTGTTCCGAAGAACCGAAGGAGGCACAACCTTGCCCCCGATCTGTAGCATCTTCGAGACCCACTTCGCTGACTCCGGCCCTGCGGGTTTCCCACGAGGACCAATGGCGACGAAGCCCGCTTGGCTGCGATACTGTTCGACCACATCGTGACCCCGAAGGATGTCCAATCCCTTCAGCTTCTCCAACATGGCGGGCATGTTCTTCCCACGCAGAGAACCGAACACCTGTGTCGTGTTGTACGACGGGGCGACCGGATCGATGTACTGGTGGATGATGCCGTCCTTACCGACGAACACCGCTCCAGCCACGCCTGCGTCAGTCATGGGCTTGAACTGACCCGAGTTAATCAGTTCCTTCAGTTGCTCCGGCGTCTGCTTCGCGACCTCGGCGTACTTGCTGAGGGCGAAGGCCGGGTTGTCGATGGCGTACTGATGGACCTCGGGATCGAACTGGAACTTCCCGTTCGCAGACTGCGTCGCCGGGAGGAACTTGGAGTAGCTCGATGGGTCATCCTTGGTCGGGTACCCCATCGCTTGAAGCTGCGCGTCAACCTCCGCGATCTTCCGCTGTGTGAACTGCGGCCCGTGTGTCGCTGGGTCGTAGCCGGTGGCGATGTCGCGGTACTGGCCGTTGGCGTCGATGTGGCCGACTTGGTACTGGCGACCCTCAAGGCCGAGCTTCTTTGCGAAGTCCTCGTTGCCCGGATGGTCTGGCAGATGGATGTTGAAGTCCATGTGCATCTCGGTCTGGTTCTCCCCGAGCCCCGCAGGCTGGAACAGTCCTGTGAAGGTGCCATGGTACTTGTCTGTGAGGTCACGGTATCGCTTGGCGTGCTCGATCACCTTCATCCCCGACGCCTCGCCGACCGGTACGACCTTGTGGTCGAGCGTCACGATGTAGCCGGGTCTGTCGTGCTTCGAGAAGTCAGTTGGGTTGAACGAGTAGCCACCGTCTGCACGCGCCCTGGCCACGCCCTCGGTGGCGTTCCGGATGCCTTGGAGGTTGACCTTGTTCTGCTCGACCCACTCCGAGGGAGTTAGGCCGTTCAGACGAGCCTTGAGCAGGTCCTCCATTGGGCGGAACGATCCGCCACGAGTGGCGACGCCTGTATGGTCTGCGACCTGTTCGTCGGCAATCTTCTTGCCGACCCACAGAGCCGCCTGATACTGGCGGGGTGTGACACCAGCCTCCTGTGCGAGGTCCGTGATGATGTGCGAGTACAGCTTGTACGTCGAGTTCGACAGTGCCGCCTTGCCTGTAGCCTTGCCCGCGTCCTTGAAGCCGAGCACGCGCATGACGTGACGGTCAAGAGCCACGGCGTTCGGGTCACCTGTGAGTGCACCGAGGAAGCCCTGTGCCTTGCCGTCGCCGAAGACCTCTCCCCGGACCGCCTTGTACAGAGCGTTCACGTGGACATCGTTCAGGTGCCCTTCGAAGGGCAGGCCCAGTTTCCACTGGCCGTACGCCTTCATCATCTGTGTGGCGTTGGCGTCGGTCGTGTTGCCAAGGGAGGTGGCACTGATGAAGCGCGCGACCATCTCGGCATCGTCGCCGAAGTGCTCGTTCAGCCAGCCCCACGTCTTGTCATACCAGTCCTTGCCGATCTTGCCGGACTCGAACATGGCCTTGATCGCGGTGATCTGTTTCACTGTGGGACGGTCGTTCGCCACGAGTTTCAGGAGAAGCGCCTTGCCCTGCTCGATTGCCTTCTTCACCAGCGGCTTGACCCAGTCGCCGTGTGCCGCGACGAGGGCGTCCGTGATCTTCTGTGTCGAGCGCAGGCCCAGTCGGAACATCTTCGCCGCCGCCATGATCGCGAGATCACGTGCGTTGGTCCCGTTGGGATTGATACCTGCGTGCATCTCTGGGTTGAGTGCTGCCTCGATGCGCCGAGCCATGAGCCGCTGCTTCGCCGCGTCTTCGATGGCACCGAGGTGCTCGTCGAGCCGTGTGAACAGCGTAGCCTTCTGCGGGATGAGGGGCTTGCCCTCAGTCACGTTGCCAGCCGCGATCCGGGCGCGGTCGTCAGTCAGACCATTGATGCGGTCCGCAACTCCCTCACCCTGCTCCTTCAGTGCCGACACCACCTCGGGTGTGGGCTTCGCGAGCGGGACTGGCTCACGCCGCATCTCCGCCCAGCCGTCACCCTCGTCCACGATCGTGAAGCCATGGTTCTTGTAGAACTCGATCAGCTTGTCGAGCGGGATGCGACCCTTGCCGTTCCCTCGCGGGAGTGGGAGTGCACTCAGGGACATCGGGACCTGATGGTCATCTGCGACCTTAGTTAGCTTCTTCAGGACAGCGGCCCCTGCACCCTTCTCGTCGCCGACGTTCTCGATGTAGTTCAGTTCGACTGTGCCCTTGCCGTGAAGCTCCGGGTCAGCCACACTCGTGCGATAGACCACGTCGCCGAGAGAGTTCCAGTTCGGCGTGCCGGTGGGCTGGCCGAGGGACTGCATGGCGAATGAGGCATCTGCTGCGGTCTTCTCGTTGGCCTCTGCTGCACCGGGCGCGTGGTACTTCGCCACCTTCTGCGTGGTCGTCGTCGCACCCTGCCGCGTCGGGAGGCCGGGCTGCACCTCTGTGAACGGCACACCCTCCGTGATCTTCGCGTTGGGCGGCTGTGTGGGAGCAGGCATCGGACGAGGAGCCGGTTCCAGTGGTTGTGGTTCGCTGGGAGGCCCGGGCTGCACACCCCCCGGCTGTGAAAGCACCGGAGGCTGGTTGAGTTGCTGTGTCTCAGGCTGCGGCTCGATGCCCTGTGGGGTCAGCGGCTGCTGGGCCATTGCGGATGGTGCACCGAGCCCGGGCTCGAAGCCCTCGGGCGGTGCCTGCGGGACAGCCTGCCCTGCCGCGAACGGCGAGGGTGTCTGGTCCGGGGGCAACGGAGTGCCGATCGCTTGGGGCGGGACACCTCCGGTCGGTTCGAGGTCCGTGGACAGCGGGAGGCGCGCTCCAACTGGGGGCACACCTTCGGCCACGGGGGGCAGTGCGATCTCGGGATAGAGGCCGGAGTTCGACCCGATCACGTTCGCAGCCGACATCTCTCGGTACTGTGCGATCTTCTTAGCCATCACCGCGACGATGCCGGGGTCGGCAGCTTCGGGTGTGGTGTTCATCAGCTTGGCGACGATCTGAGCCGCGAGCACGCTGTCCGGCACCTTGTCCTTCGCGGCCTGTGCGAGGTCCGCGCTGAACCGTTCACCGACGAACGATGGATGGAACGACTTGTCGAACGCATCGACAGCAGCCGCAGCCGTCGCAGCCCTCGCGGCCGCTTGAGCCGCCGTCTCCCGCCCGAGCACCTTCGCGCCTCCGGCGATCGCACCCGTGAGCACACCGCCCACGAGGGCACCACCGGCTGCGTTGACGAGACCTTCAGCGGCCGCGCCATGGACGATCGAGCCGAAAATCTGGCCCGCGCCCTTTCCTTCCTGTGCCGCCTGCGTCCCCTCGCTGACACTGCCCTTCACGGCACCGTAGGCACCGCCGAAGACTGCACCCTCGGCCGCGCCCATGGCTGCCTTTCCAGCGACAGACTTGAGTGCACCCTGTGTGAGGACCTTGGCAGCCGCACCCTCGACACCCTCTTTGATCGCGCCACCGAATGGAAGCGTGCCGTACGTGCCAGCCGCCTCACCCGTGGCGATCGCGCCCTGCTTCAGGGATTCCTTCTTGACGCCCTCCAGTGCATCGGCGTAGTCCTTCCGGGCCTGCTGCTCCTCGGGGGTGCCTGACGTGTCCGCCCGGAGAGCGGCGATCTGCTTGCCCTGCTGGGACGCGAGGCCGAACTCATGCCCCGCCTTGATTGGCGACAGCGCACTCTCGACGACGCCTCGGACCAACGCGCCCGGCAGCTTCGCTGCGGCCTTCGCCGCACCGACAACACGGTCCCCGAGTGTCGGGGTCGTCTGCTCAGGCGTGAAGTCGTCCTCTGCTACGAAGTCATCCCCCGGGGGTGCGGAGGTCGCAGGGGTTTCGGGAGTGAAGTCATCTTGAGTGGGCATGTGTTACCTCATTTCGAGAGGGGAGCCAGTACGTCAGTGGGTAGAGGTTTCGTGACCCAGCCGATCTGGCCGTTGCGCTTGACGCGGGTCTTGCCCTCGTTCGGGTTCACCGAACCGGTGGTGCTGCCACCACCCTCACCATGTAGCTTCATGATCTCGTACGCCTGATCGACGGCCGTCTCGGACATCTTCGTCGCCTGCTCGTCCGTATACATACCGGTCGCCATGAGCGACGTGTAACTGGTGACGTACGCACGCGAGAGCCCGCTCTTTGCAGAGGATGAGAGGTTCGCGAGGTCCTTCCGATTCTGGATCAACTTCTCGGCACGGGCAGTCGCTGCGTCCTCGTGGATATGTGCGAGTTCCAGCCGGTTGCCCTGAAGGATGTCCTGCTGCTTCCCGAACGTGGTGAGAGCGTCCTGTCTAGCCTGCCGCTCCTGATGAGCATGGAGCTTCTCAAGCTCGCTGCTCTGAACCATTGCCTTCTTGAAGTCACCCTTCGCGATCTGCTGCTGGATGTCGCCATGGAGGATTGCCTCCTTCAGGGACATGATCTTCTGGAACTTCTCGTCGCTTGCCCGCTGCTGTTCCGAGTGCGCCTGCGCGAGAAGACCGGGAGCCTGATCAGGCGAACCGAGGGCCGCGAAGAACGACTGTGCGCGGCCGGGTGCTTGGGGGACCGGTTGCTTCTGCGCCTGCGCGAGAATCTGACGGTACTTGCCCTCGTAGTCCACGTCGGGCTGGGCCAGCATGAGTTGGTTGATGCGAGCGTACGTTGCATTGATGTCTGCGTCACCCGTCGCGTTCTGATCGGCTAGCGACGTGTCAGCGGCTGGTGAGGATACCGTCGAGTCCGGAGCGTTCTCACCGACCATCGCAGCGTCCTCCGCGTTTGCGGGGGTCGTTGCCGGTGCGTCGAGCACAGGGTCGGGACCACCAGCCGCCGCTACAGCCGAGGCCGGGGCGGGAGAGCCCATCGGAGGACGCTTGATCGTGTCAGCCGGGGCCGCACTCGTCATTGTCCCCCTGAGACTTCGGGGAGCGAAGTCCGGGTTCATCGCGCGCGCGTAGCGTGCGGCTCTGTCCTTTGCGAGTTCACCCATCTTAGGCCCCCTGCGGTTGTGGTGTGAAAGCGGTGACGAAGCGGTTCCCGAGTGAGCCCATCAGACGCCGGGACTTCTGAAGGAAACCGTACTGCGGATTGTACTGCGGGAGGCGGAAGCCACCCATCGAGCCGCCGATCACAGGCTGGCCGAGTGACACAGCTTTGGGCTGGAAGTTTCTGATGGAGCCCGCTGCACCGACGTTCTGGACTGGCGCGCTCGTCGAGTTCTGGCCGGGTTTCGCCGCAGACAGCGCGATGCCCGCAGCGTTGCCGACCTTCTGCCACTGGAGCGCGCCCTGCGTCGGCGCACCGTTGTTGTAGAAGTCCTGCATGTAGGCGTTCTTCCGCTCGTTCACGATGTCCTGTGCGACCGGGAGAACTGAGGCGTATATATTCGCCTTGGCTTGTGTGTTCAGTGTGTTGGCCGCGCCCTCGCCAGCGCCGGTAGCGAAGATGCCCGTGCCGGATGCCGACCCACTCATCGGAGTGAGCCCGGCCGCAGCCGCCTGACCCTGCGTCTGGTTCGCGAACTGCTGGCCTGTCTCCGACGCCTGCCGCTGGATCGCCTGACCCTGTGGGCTGTTGACCATGCGTGCGAACAGGTCCTGTGCCTCCTGCGTCACGGCGTGCGCCCCGTAGTTGGCTCTGAGCCACTCAGGGTCGATGTGCTTGCGTTGCCCGCCCCGGATTGCCCCAGCGATGGAGGCGGCGGCGAGAATGGCAGTTACTGGGTCCATGATGACTCCTTACGGGCTGACCCGCATGAGATTGAAGACGGCGGAGGGAGACGCGGGTGAAGTAGGGCTGACGCCTGCTGCGTTTGCTTCTATGATCATCGAGGCATCATCACGACTCACCCATGCCCACTCGATCGTATCGCCTGCCGCTAACACCGCGACGTAGACGCGACTGATCAACTGGTCGCCTGTATTCGGCAGAGACTCATGCACGGCCGCGTTCGCTACGATCACACCATTTACCTTCGGGTACAACTCGATGGTCTTGTTACTCGCGGAGGCGTTGACCGTTATACGAATGTTGCCCCAGTAGAGACCAGCCTCGAAGACCTTGATCACAGAAGTACTGGCTCCATGCTCGATCATGTTCTTCGAAACATCGGTATCGAAGGTTATGAGGTTCTCACTCGTCACCCCACCGCTACTCTGGTTCGTTGTTCGAATGAAGGTGCCGAAGGGTATCCGTCGAGTGAACCGGATTGGCAACTTGCCATCAGAGTCGAGTACCGGGAACATTAGTAGAGGTACCCGAAGATATCGATCGTCGCCGTTCCAGCCGCCGTCGCACCGGTTGTGACGGTCCAGTTGATGACGGTACTGGCCGCCTGAACAGTGAAGCTGGTGATGTCGGTGCCTTGGATCAGGATGTAGTTGGTAGTGGTCGCCGTGATCGCGTTGAGACTGAAGGCTTGCCGGAATCCAGTTACCGAGTAACTCGTGCCACCCGCGAGGGACGCCGTGTTGTTCCGCACGATGACGTGCGTGATGACGAGCGTTCGGTTTGCTGGGACGGTGAAGATGGCGGTCGAAGCGGCTGTCTTCATGTCTACACCGGACACAGAGCCGAGCAGTGTGATCGCTTTGTCTTTCAAAGAGGCCATGTTGTCTCCTTAGTAGAAGTAGACGGTGTCGTCCGCATAGCCGATAACGTCGTCCTCGTACATAACGAGGTCAGTGTGTCCGGCCCAAGCTGCCCGTGAGGTAACTGCTGCTGTAACGGCTCCCGTACTGTCCTTGATTCGGACGATGTCAGCCGACTGGCCGACAGGAGTGGAAAGGCTAAGGACTGGATTGACCGCATTGTCGCCAACGACCGTCAGTTCTGCTGCGAGCAGCGTGCTTCCCGTGTTGATGCCCATCCGTCCGAAGATGTCGATACCACCCGACTGTGTCCCGGAGGACAAGTCCCACCGTACTAGCGAGGAACCGGACTGTGCGATGCTAAGGGATGTGACTCCAAAGTACCAAGCTGCCGGACCAGTGATCGTCTCTTGGCCGAACAGTCGGATACTATTGGGCGTTGAGCCCGTTATCACGGGACCGGGAGCACCGGAACAACGAACTGTCCGTGTTACTGTGTAGAACGTCGGACTGATAGCCGTGATGGTTACAGGTGAGTTGGCGGAGTCATAAGACTCACCAGTGTTGGTCGGATCACTCGACCACCCATTACCAGCGGAATCCACGAGGGTGCATCCGAGGATGGCACTGAGGGGTATAGACGAGAAAGAAGCAACTCGGAATGTGATCGTGTACGTAGCACCCGGAACGATCGTTCCACTCAAGGTGCACTGCTGTGGATTCGTCCCCGAGGAGGCTGTGTTGATGACACCCATTGAGGTTTCGCCATCGTCTGTTGTCATCGCTGCTGCAACTGAACCAGCGATACCACCCCATGCAGGGCCGCCACGGGCGACCCAGCCGGTTCCAATCGCGACATCGGCCACCGGGATGATAGCCGCCCCAGTTCCGGAGAGACTTCCGACGATGTGAAGCGTCGAAGCGGGGACACCTTTGTTGATGCCGACGAGTGACTGCACCTCGTCGAGGGCTACGAACGTGTG